AAGAGAAGATACTGATAGCCCTAAGTTTCAAGGAACAAAAACCAATGTTGCTTTTGATGCTACAACAAACACAATAAATTTAGTAGGTGGCGGTACGTTTGATAGTATTACAGATTTCGATGCTGTAGGTTCATTAGATGATTTTGGTGGAATCGTATCAGAGGGTACTTATGATTTTGGAGGAACTGCTGGTGGGGATACTCTAGATTTAGGTGGTGTATTTAGCCTTGATCTTAAACGTCATTTCTTGACAGAAGGTTTCTATCCATCAGATTTATTTGATTCAAGAGGTTTAATTGATGATATTACAGACTTTGATGGACTTACAGCTACAGAAGTTAACGCTGAAATGTTAGTCAGAGTTACACAAGATGACCCATCTGGATCTCCTACCTATACTGACTTTCAAACTTTTGCTAACGGAACTTATAAAGGTAGAGGATTTCAATTTAGAGCAAAACTCACAAGTAACGATACTGCACAGGATATAAAAGTTTCTCAGCTAGGTTATACAGCATCTTTACAGAGAAGAACAGAACAAGGTAATCTAACAGCAAGCGGAGCAGGAGCTAAAGCTATTACCTTTACCCATCCGTTTTTTGTCGGTACTTCCTCCTTGCTTGGAGCAAATACTAATTTACCCTCTATCGGTATCAATGCTCAGAATATGGCATCAGGAGATTACTTTGAAGTAAGTAGTGTATCTGGAACGGGATTTACTGTCCACTTCA